GGACGTTATTACGGTATGGGCCCAGGTCATCCCGATAACAGGCCGGGAGTATTTTTACGCCCATCAGATCAAAAACGAGATCACACACAGGGTGAGAATCCGGTACAGGACAGATATAAACGTTGAAATGCGGGTACTATTCGGGGAGCGGATATTTACGATTGAGTCGATAATCGACATCGGGGAGCGGCGGGAGTACATGGAGATCCGGTGCATGGAGGGGAAGTGAAGGTTACGTTTGCGCTATTCGGGGCAAATGAATTGCGGAGAAGTCTGCAAAAGATATGCGATGACATGGCGATGAAATCGAAGCAGGAAACTTATGCGGCCGGCCTGGAAACCCAGAGAATTGCCAAATTGAGACTCAAGGGAAAAGAGGGGGGTACAAGAGCCTGGAAGACCGGCCATCTTGCGGGATCAATTATCGTTGATAAGCTCGATAAGGGAATGATAGTCGAGGTCGGCCCTACGGCTCCCTATGGTCCTTATGTCGAACACGGGACCCGTAAAATGAAGGAAAGGCCATTTCTTTATCCGGCATATGACAAGGTAGCCGAAAAGTTCCCCAAAAAAATCATAGAGGGATGTAAAAGATGAAACTGTCGACCCTTCCGCTCCACAAGGCCATAGCTGACAGGCTGACAGCGCAGACCGGCTATAAGATATTCGATGATCATCCGGAGAATGAAGATTATCCCTATGTGACGATGGGAGCCGTCACGGCGGCTTCCTGGTGCGATAAATTCGAGGACGGACTGGCGATTTATCCAAAGATTCACGTTTGGTCACGGTATGCAGGAAGGAAAGAGGCCGACGAGATGGCCGATGCCATTCTCCAGGCGTTGACCGGAAGCTCCCTGGATCTGGCCCCAAGTTTCCGCGTGAGCTTTGATTCACTAGATTCTTACGAATTGCTTATCGATGAGGATGGGGTCACAAGGCATGGAATATTAATCATGAAATATTATGTCGAGGAAATATGAGAAGGGAAGGCCCGAACGTTGTTTATTCAGGAGTTGAAAGTGAATCTACATTATGTAGATAAACGCGGGACAAAGCAGATGGAGGGCTTCCCTTATTTTTATAGATCGTCCCTATCGGGAGAAAATTTTTATCGGAGGTAAATTATGGCAAAGGTAAAAGGAAAGGCTGTTTATGTTTCGGTATGGATCACAAGCGCCTATGTCAAAGTAGGCGGGCAAAAAGACGCCAGTATATCTTTTTCACAAGACCCCCTAGAAACAACGGACAAGGATAGCGCGGGCTGGAAAGAGAAAGAACTCGGCAACCGCGAGATGACCATCGATTTCGATTCATTCCTGATCGAAGATAATGCGGGCTGGCTCGAACTCAAAAAGGGCCTCATCAATCTCGCCGGGGACCACCAGAAATGCAACTGCCAGATCGACACTCCCGCATACAAGTATTACGGGAATTTCGTGATGTCGGGATTGAGCATTGCTGGTCCCAATGAGGACATGGCGTCCGTATCTTTTTCTCTGGCGTCTGACGGTATCATAACCGAAGCGGCCAAGTAAGGCATTCTGAAAAGGAGGTATTAAAATGGCCGATTTGACAGTACAAAAAGTTTCAAAAGCCGGATTGACCCCTTCCTACGATAGCTGTGCTGAGACAGGCGATGCCGCACTCAATGGGGGAAAAACATTTCTCCACGTGAAAAACGGACATTCGGGAGCCTGGGTTGTTACGGTCAATTCAGTACAGGCATGTAGCCAGGGATTCGATCATGATGTCGTGGTTTCTGTTCCCGCCGGAGAGGAACGGATGATAGGCCCGTTTGAAAGGGGGCGGTTCAACGATGCAAATCAAAAAATCGCGATCACCTATGACGGGGTGACAGCCCTGACGATCGCGGCAATTGAGGTATCGGAATGAAGATCTATACCTTAAATCTCGACAGGGAACGCGAACTCCAGTTCGGGTTCAAGGCGATCCGTGAAATACGGAATAAGCTAGGAGAGCGAAGCGTCGAGTCTTTATTGAGCCTCAAATGGGATGAGGTCCCGATCCTGATCTGGGCCGGACTGAAAAAAGATGATAAACAATTAACTCTCGAAAAGGTTGAGGGCCTTCTTGATGATGCGGTTCCGGCGAAGTACACGATTATCCAGATCACAAATCTTGTGGTAGAGGCCTTTTCGGAACACATGGGGTTGAACCTGGGAAAAAAAGACTCGGCCGACGACCAGGAAGAGAGCAAGAAGACGACGGCGAAGAAGCAGCCGAAAGAGACGATCCCCTCTACGAAAAAGCAAAAAAAGTAGCGCTGAGTATCGGGATCACTCATGCCGAATTAGACGATCTCACACTCAGCGAGCTTAATGAGCGGATCGTCGGCTTTAACGAACGGGAGAATGCACGCTGGCGGATATTTGCGCAGTTCACGGCTTATATCTTAACCGCATTAACCGGCAAAAGGATCAAGGCAAGATCCTTGTTACCCGAAGTCTTTCCCGATCCTCCCGTTTATACGCCAGAAGAAAAACAGAGGGAATTGGATGAAATCAAGGAAATAGTAGGGTTGAACTAAAATGATGACAGTCAAATCGCTTCTTGTCAGGTTCGGTACTGATATCGATTCGCTGAAGGCGGGCTTCCAAAAAGCAGATGCCATCATAGACAAGCATCAAAAAGACTTTAAGAAAGCCGGAAAAATCATGGTCGCTGCCGGAGCGACAATTACCGGGATGGTGGCAGGCGTTGTAAAAGCATACGCCGACTTTGACAAGTCGCTGACAGAATCGACCGCGATCATGGGCGATGTTTCGGATGACATGAAAAAAAAGATGGCGGATGCCGCCAAAGAGATGTCCGAAAACTCGACATTCGCGGCCAAGGATCTGGCTCAGGCATATTACTACCTTGCCTCTGCCGGCATGGATGCCGAACAGTCTATCGCCGCCCTGCCCGTCGTAACGAAATTCGCCCAGGCCGGAGCCTTCGATCTAGCAACGGCAACGGACTTGCTGACCGATGCCCAAACAGCCCTTGGATTATCTTCGAAGGATGCTAAAGAAAATCAGGAAAATCTCATCAAGGTTTCCGATGTCCTGGTAAAGGCGAATACCCTGGCCAATGCCTCTGTCCAGCAGTTCTCAGAAGCCCTGACGAATAAGGCCGCCGCCGCCCTGGTCAACGTCAACAAGGGAATGGAGGAGGGCGTAGCTGTCCTGGCCGCCTATGCGGATAAGGGCGTTAAGGGAGAGCTTGCGGGGCAGCGGTTGACCATGATGTTGAATGGTCTTGATGATGCGACAAGCAAAAACAAAAAGGCGTGGGACGCCTATGGAATATCGCTTTATGATTCGAACGGAGAGATGAGGAGCATCGCCGATATTATCAAAGACATGGAAGATCGGCTTTCAACCATGACAACCGAGCAAAAACAGGCTACCCTCGCCCAGCTCGGCTTCAACATGAGGACGAAAGATTCTATTCTAACGCTGATGGGGTCGTCTGAAAAAATCCGGAACTGGACCAAAGAATTAAAAACTGCCGGAGGGACAACGGAGGACGTGGCGAACAAGCAGTTGAAGTCCCTGACAAATCAATTGACGATAGCTAAAAATACTATCGTGAATACAGCTATTTCACTAGGGGAGCAATTAGCCCCTACGATTGTAGAGGTGGCGGGGAAGATCAAGGCGATCATAGAAAAGGTCCGGGACTGGATAAAAGAACACCCCGAGTTGACAAAAAACATAGCCCTTACGGCGGCAAAGGTAGGCATACTCCTTACGTTTCTTGGGCCGATAGCTATGATGCTGCCAGGTCTCGTTTCGGGCTTTACGTTATTAGCGGGAGCTTTTTCGGCTATGACCGGACCCGTTGGGCTTGTAGCCATCGCTATTACCACCATCGCATTGGCCGCAAAAGAGATGGCGAAGAATCTCAGGGAAGCCAAAAAGGCGATGGAGGACTTTGCCGATGAAGCCCAGGTTTTTGGGGATGCCGCAAATAATTTCCAGAAACTCTGGATAGTCGTAAGAAAGCAGGGGGGGGAAACACTAAAGCAATTCAATGAATTGATGGAGCGGTTCGGCGGAAATTGGGAACATATAATGAAGCAGATAATCAGAGACCCGAAATTCGCTACGCTCAAATCGTTGCTGAAGGACATCGCAAGTGGAGTTAGGGAAGTAGAAACAGAAGGAAAAAACCTTTCGATAACCTTACCAAAGGGTTTCCGGGCTGCAGGGAATGCCGCCGAAGAAGGCGGGGAAGATACTGTTGAAGCCTGGCGGGAGGTGACCGAGGTCATAGAAACCGAGGTACATCCGGCACTCAGAAAGATTGGCGGGATAACGGAACAGGCCGTGCTTGCGGCCATGTTGGGGACGGGCCGCCTAAAGCAAGACCTCATTAATCTGTCGACCATATTCCCGGAAGAGCTCGAACCATCAGTATTGAGCACGTTCGAGATCATGAAAAATGCCGTCAGCGATTTCAGGGAACGGCAATTCGACGATTGTTTTGCGGTACAAGAAAATTGGAAGGAAACTCTTTTAAATATCGCCGAATGTGCATCTGTGGCGATAAGCGGGATCGATGCCGCCTTTGCGCAGGCGTATACCAATCAGATGATCCGGATCGACAATGAAGAGAAGAGAACGCTTGAGGCCATCGATAATAAATATAACGCGACCATTGAGGCGAACAAGGCTACCGTCGAGGCTGAGGAAGAGAAGACCAAGCAGATATTAAAAGAGATAGAAAACGACTACAAAAAGAAAAAAGCCTATATCGAGAAAAATGTAAAGAACGAAGAAGAGCGAAAGGCGATGCTCGAGGACCTGGAAAAGCAATATGAAAACCAGCTAGAACAGGCGCGGATAGACCGGGAAAAGGCGGAACAAGACGCCGCAGACGCCCTGGAGAGGATTGAAGAGGCCAAGAATGAAGCCCTGAGACTCGCCAGCGAAGAGCTGGAAAGGAAGAGGGAAGAGGCTAGGAGGACGGCGGCAAAGCAGGAAAAGGCCGTAGCCCTGATGAGCGCCATCGTCAATACGGCTGCGGGCGTGACAAAGGCCCTGTCGTCTGGGATTCCGCCCTGGAATATTATATTGGCCGGGATAACGGCTGCGGCGGGGGCCGTTCAAATCGGCCTGATAGCAGCCCAACCGTTACCCCTGGCAGAGGGCGGGCTGGTTACGAAACCGACAACGGCCCTGATCGGAGAGGCTGGACCCGAACTTGTTATTCCTCTAAATAAATTACAGCCGGCTTTTGCGGGAGTTGGGGGAGGATTCAAACAAAACAATTATTTCTATGGCGACATAAACAATGCCGGGGATCTGGATGAGATTTCCCGCAGACTCGCGGAGCGGACCCGCAGGGCAGTTGAGGGGGGCCGGATATGAGCATCGAAAAGATCAAGCTGATAGACAGCCTGGGCCAGGAATATACCCTGCCAAAAACATTTGAGCTGCGGTCCAATCCATCCTCCAGAAGGAGCACTCTCCTGGATTTGGCCTTCACGCATGGGGCGAAGGATGTTTCGGACGGGATGTTCGCGCCCAAATTTATCGAGGTCTCGGGAAAAATCTGGGCGGATACGGACGCCGAATATAACGAGAAATGGGACGCCCTGGCAGAGCACCTTTTGAAAGAAGATATCAGGATACAGGATAGGGGCCGGCAGATATATCTAAAACGGATCGTCGGGATCTCGCATGATTATCCCTTACCCGTAAGTTATCATTACGGAGAAGTGTCGATAACATTCCTGGCGGCCGATCCGTTCTGGTACTCGAAGAACGCACAGGAAAAAGAAACGGCGGTTA